TTGATGCACTTTGATAGGGCTTTTATCCATCTCTGGATTTTCTATCATCATCATCTTACCTGCGTTCTCGGTGCCTTGAAACTGTTCTAAGTTTTCGCGCTCTGCATCCCTTTCGTTCTGTCCTTCAAACTCGAATGGATATTCTATAATAGTATCCGCTAAGAATGACCTACTAGTAATATTCATCCTATAAGTCTTAGTCTTAGAATCTGCAATCACATCCTCTAGGACAGAGTCTATAGAACTTAAAGGGTAACAGTCGTAATCTTCTGTGACGTATAAAATTTGACCCTTATACGCTTCAATTCCTCCAGCTCTTTCTATCTGGTCGAATACTACGTTTTTATCAGGATTGAATGGCTCGTAAATTTCAACGTCAGTTTGTTTTTTTTCATCCCACTGATTTGAAAACTTATACCTTCCGTTTGTCTCTATTTGTGAAATATCGCCTATACGAATAGTAGAGAACTTCAAAGGAGTAACCCCTACACGATCACCCAAAATATTATACTGAACATGAACCGCAAAACCTTTATGCTTCGAGTATTCACGTGTTATGAATCTTAGGAATTGGTCAACTGTTAGGCCTCGGTCGTTTATCTTTGTTTTGTAAAAGTTCAGGTCCTGGAATCCTCCCCCTCTTATAAACTTAGCATATAAACTCACGCAAGCCGTTGCGGTACCTGAAGATTGTATATATGTTTCTGTACGCTGCGGGTAAAGATTGTCTTCATCAAAGTTAAGTATACCAAGTTGCTTGGCCTGCTTATCCTTTTTGCGTTTTTCAAGTATCGGTAATGTGCTGCGTATAGCCATTATTCAAAGTAACTTCTGTACCCTAAGTTAATCAATTTTTCACTAATTTCATCGGTAACATTTGTACGATTATAGTGTGTAGGATTTTGTCCAAAAGGGTTATCAATTATTTTACCACCCTTCATCTTCCAAACACGATTATCATATTTACGCTCCAATGTTCTAAACGCTCCTATGATACACTTTTGGCACGTAACATCAATGGCCGAACCAGTAACCAGTCGGTACAGTTCGGCCATTTCAGAACCATGATTTTGAAAGTAAACCAGACCTTTTTTAAGCTCTTCTCTTACATCCACGTTAAGCGACTAGTGCGTCAATCATTGCTTTTGTTACTGCATAGCTTGTATCCCAAATTGTAGCAGGAAGGCTTGGCTCTTTTGAATCCTTAGGACTCTGTATAGTTACCCGGTATGCGCCTTGTGTATCTGCATCATTTACGACACGAACAATAGAACCGAATAACCCTTGCTTCTTACCATATAATTCAAACGCTGCGTTTCCGCCGACACCTGTATCGTTATTCTCTACAATAGCGATTAGCGTACCATCCGCCATTCCTTCTAGCTGTAATTTAGCCTCAGGGGTGTTAGCAAACACAATAAAATCGATCTGGTGATTATATGCTTTACGGTAAGGGTTGTCTACAGTCGCGATTTGAGGCGCCACAGAAGATTTAAACCCTTCGAAAGCATAGAAGTATGCAGCCGGAGAAGAAGACAACGTAATAGACTCGATAATCTTTGGATTAAGAGTATTATACGTATACGCGCTTTCCGGTACATCCGCTTTATTAGCGAGTAACAAGCGGGCATTAGCACCGCCTGTTATTTGATTATCGCAATTGGCAAGTATGCTCGCCGATATTTCTCCGCATGTGCTCATACTAGTATGCTACTTGGATTTGATCGTCTAAAATAACCTTTGCATCTAGGTTAAACGCATACTCAATAACATATTTGTTTTGATATTCTGCGTAGAACATTTTAAGAGTTGAAAGATTAGATTCTTCCTCAGTCCCTACTCTCAAGTTTGATTTTGTTGTGAACAAAATACGGTGAGGTAAGTACCATTTAGTGCCGTTGTTTTCGTAAGACTTAATCATACGATCCATAAAGTCGAACACGTAAAGGTCGAAACCATCACATTGAAGTTTCATGATTCCTTTCTCAACCCTTTCGTAAGCCAGATCAATTCCTGAGGCTTTTTTACGCTCACGCTTATATTGATCTGCAACAGATTTAGTAACGATAAAGTGAGGCGTTTCTGTTCCTGAAACCAAACGAGTGTCCGCATCGTCGATAATCTTCTGAAGCGAGTTTGTAATTAACTCGTTAGTTGTATCGGTTGCGTTGAATCGTTGGTTTGCATAAGTAGACTGTGCGTTCTTAGTTGCAATTGAACTAGAATCACCAGCTACATAAACAGATTTACGGTCTGAGTCAGCTGCAACGATATCGTAAACCTGTTTCCAGTATCCATCGATAACGTTAAACCATTTCAGTGCTGTACCGTTCAGGATGTGACCCGCAGGAGAACTATTGTAGTTTGCTGCGTCAGTATCGCCAAACCACACATGACGGAAAACACCTTCCGCGATTGCGTCAGAAATACGCTCCTCAATAAAGCGGGCGAAGTCTGTTGCGGTTAGATCGTCTTTCTTAACCCCTGGCTTCAGAGAATATTTCCAGAACGTATCCAATAGATCGGAGAAGCATTGCTCAAATCTATCACCGATACGTTTTGGATTCCATTCTTTTTCGCTTGCCCCAACTTGTGAAGTATTCGGAGTTAATCCGCACTCTTCATAAAGCTGTCCAGTCAGGCCCTCGAAAATTCCGAGGATAGCAATTTGCTTGTTGTGAACAATACCAGTTTCAATCGTATGAAACTCATTAATGCTTGGTTTGAGATAGAAAGCCTCCCAAATGGCTTCAGACATGTTCTTAATGTCTTCTCTATTAAGAGTCAAGTTTGACCCATCGAAAATTCCGGCCATTTCTATTTAGTTTGTTGTTTACGTTTGTCTTCTTTAATTTGTGCCCAGTCAATTTTATTTTTATCAACTGGTGTTTTTTCTCCGAACTTGGTTTGACCATTAGCTGGCACGTGAGTACCTTTAAGCTTAGCCATAATGCCGGTTAGGTTATCGATCTTTTCCATAACCTCTTTAGCATTCTTTTCGGATTCAATATTTTTAGCTTTTAGATCTGCGTTCTCTTTTTCTAAAGCTTCTATTTTTGCAAGTAGTGGATCCGGTGCAGCAGCTTGAATTGGCTGTACATCCGTTACAACTCCGCCCATAACAGTGATAGTTACCGCTTGGTCTCCTATGTTATAAGATCCGTCTGGCGCTGGGTCTCCATCCATTGTCACCATTAATCCGGCTTTAACTTCGGTTGCTGGCGATTGGTCAGGATTCCACAATTCTAACATAACTCCATTAGAATCGGTTACCATCATTCCTTTTGGTTCCGGTTTTACTTCCTCACCAAGTGCCCATGCTAATAGAGAAGCTAGCGCCCCCTTAGCTTTTTTAGCGTCTTTATTATCCATTTCTATAGTTTGTTTTTCTTTTGGTACGGATGTACTTTTCTTTGGAAGGTATGCTACAGCAACAACTTGCGTACCTGTTACCTTTGTTGCAAATCCTAGTTCTAAAGCTTTTTCCTCTGACATCGGGGTATCTTGCTTCATTAGAATATCTAGGATTGCCTTTTCATTATTAGTTACCTTGTGGTAGATATTAATAAGCTTGTCTTCTTCTTGCTTCATTATCTCACCGGCAGACATTAACTGTTCCGCATCACCCTCAACTGATCCCCATGGGTTATGAACTAAGAAAGTACAAGGCTTAACAATTTCACGGTTCTGGCCCCCTACAAAAATCCGTGTACCCATCGAGCAACATTGATTTGTCGTAGTAGTGTCGTAAGGAAGCCCACACGAGTCTAGACAATCAGAGATAGCGTGCCCAACGTCACATAGACCACCAGGTGAATCAATATGTACTAAGAGTCGTTGAATTCCTGCGATGCCCTGAGCGGCCCGCAATTGCGAAATAATATCCATGACTTCAACCCCTTTCGAAGTTTCGTCAGGCATTCCAATTACTCCCTTTATGTAGATATGACCTATCATTACATAAAAATACGTGACGATTTGGTAATTAGCTATTTAGTCTAGTATTGGCTAGACTACAATAAAAAAGCCCCAATTAAGAGGCTTCTATTATTTGTCTTTTTACTCTTACTCTTGCACGTGCTCTTGAGAGCCTGTTTCGTTTGTACGCGGTTTTCCGGGGTTTACCTCTTCACAATCGCAAGAAGTCAAACAGATACAGGTAAGTATAATAAAGATGATCGTTTTCATGGTTCTTTTGTTTGTTTAAGTATAATCAATTTATGTGCCAATTATAAAAATAATGTTTTCAAAGTTTCTAGATAATTCTTTCATGCCAAACCCGCGCGCATATTCGACGTATAGTTGTATATCCTTTTGATTATGCTCGACTATTAGCATCTTACACTCAACGGCTCGCAAATCTATTTGTGTAAGTATATCCCAATCCATGCCCTCACAATCGATACTAATTAAATCAAATGTTTTAATTGGGGATAATTCCAATAGAGTTTTGAAGTCTAGGCACTCCGTTACACCTTCTGTAAATTCATTGTTTGTCCCAAACCATCTTAGCGTCTCTGTTTTTTTAAGCGAAGACAAAAGAGCGGTATCTCCAATATTTAAATGAGACCCGCTTTCATGAAAAACCGAAAACCCATTATTATTATCTATCGCGACATTTAGAAGTTTTACTTTATCATTTCCGTTATGTAGTTCTTCACATCTTCTAAACGCCTCCTTTGACGGTTCTACCAATACCGCACTCCATCCGCTTTCAATTAGTGCTAATGAGTTGCTTAATGTCTTGCCGTCGTTGGCCCCGAGGTCTAACAGCGTTCCTACTTTATCCCCAAAATAGCCTAGTGCTATTTTATCTTCTCCGTTCTGACTATACATATTACATTCCTCTCATCGTGAAAATTACTGATTCTTTTTGCTCTGTTATATAGTAGCTTGAATAAATATTAGGTGGAGTTAGTTGCATCCCTAGCGAGTGTGCAATTATAGAAGCGCATGATTGATCTTGACGATGAAATAAAAACCTTGGATCTTGGCTTTGATTATCGTGTTGACGGCTACCATAAAATTGTCCCATGCTAGCTGAATGAACCCAACGATTTATAAACTGGGAAGCGATTGGATTATCTAGATTTAAGCCTATCATAGAGCTAGAGCAATCAGGTATTTTTTCAGCCTGATCTCTGCTTATCTTAAAATATTCTAAGCAACTGTCTGAGCATACCTGCGCACAATTATACCCCGAAGACCACATATAATAACCACTTGAATTAATCAAATCGAATATAGGGTCTGGGTTTTTAATAGCCCATACTGAGCAATCAAGCCATAGTATATGCGTATATCCTAGTTTTATAGCTTCTTCAAACGCGCATAGTTTTACGTGATACGGATTTGTTTTATCCCACTCATTATTTGGCCAATACTCCCAAGTTAAAATATCTCCGCTGAATCCATGATACACCAAAGATTTAACTAATCTCTTAGTCCCTTTTGGATACCATTTATTACCATCGCTGGCATTAATAATACAATGCTTTACACTAGATTCCATATTTCGTTTTGGGGTCTTCGTATCTGAAATTATAGAAGTACATTACTTCATCTATGAACACTTCAGATTGAATTAACCCTGATTGTTTCAGTCGTTTTGAATAGTCATAGTCTTCTCCATATCTCATGTCATTATATCCAATCTGTAAAGCTATGTCACGCTTAATTGGCGTCTTTTGATACGGAGTGCGCACGTATTTAAAACCTCCTTTATTCTCTGCCCAATCGTCCCACTTGTTTGATGCAGAAGCCACGAATGGCCCTTTGCCATCAATCATACATTGTATTTTAAACCCTACCGCGTCAGGGTTCAATGATGTGGCGTCTAAAATATTTCCAACATAGTTACTACTTACGGTATCATCGTCATCAATAAAAACAACATAATCACCGCAACAATTCTCTATTAGCTTTTGCCGTTTAGACCCTATAGAAATTTCTTTATTATCTTTTAAGTAGCATATCTCAACTACTCCATTATCTACAACCTGATTTTGTAAAGATGAAATAAGAGACTCAAATTTATTTTCCCTTCCAACTATCGTAGGTATAAGAATCGATAAGATCATATAAATCCTTTTGCCTTCCGTGAGCTATATAGAAGTTGGTCATACTTCCAATGCTTATTATTTTCCATGTACAACACGTCATTAGATCCATTTCCCCAGTTTGGGTGTTGGTGCTTTGCTAACATTACCTCAGTGAATGTTAATAGATATCTAGATTTAGCAACGTCTGTATACTCATTATCACAAAAGAAACTTTTGTATTCTGGGTAATAAATATACCCA